AAAAACGTAGTTAACATAGAATTTTTTAATTTATAAAAAGTCTGACACGTGCGGCCAGTTTAAAAAGTGTCACATCAATATGTTTAGAGTTCTTTCGTGCGTGTATGATGGCCCTCAGTTAAAAACACATCACACCATGTCTCGCCTTCAAATGAACGACGACCAAATGCTAGAAGGTCTTAAATCTACTTATGGTTCCGATATTACTTCAGGTGATATCAAAGTCATTGTGCGATGAATAATCTTTCCTATCCCACTGTCACTCGCCGTCTTGAAAACTTTAAAACTGCTCGTGGTCGTTGGAATCTGGAAGTAACCCAAGAACGTGTTGAAGAAATCGAACGCACTTTTCAGGAACCTGCAGTGATTCCTCCCGTAAGGTAAAACTTATTCCTGAAAAAGATGATACCTTCGTCAAGTTTGGTAACTTTAACGATATTAAAAAAATTATTCAGTCCCGTCTCTTTTATCCTACGTTCATTACGGGTCTTTCGGGTAATGGTAAAACGTTTCAGTGTGGAGCAGGCTTGCGCTCAACTGAATCGGGAACTGATTCGTGTCAACATTACGATTGAGACCGACGAGGATGACCTGATTGGTGGTTTCCGTCTAGTGAATGGTGAAACTGCCTGGCACAATGGTCCAGTGATTGAGGCACTGGAACGTGGTGCAATTCTGCTTCTTGATGAGATTGATCTGGCATCCAACAAAATCCTGTGCCTCCAGTCTGTGCTTGAAGGTAAGGGTGTCTTCCTTAAGAAGATTGGTCGTTTCGTGAAACCTGCCGCTGGTTTCAATGTGATTGCGACTGCAAACACCAAAGGTAAGGGTTCAGACGATGGTCAGGTTCATTCGGAACTAACGTGCTTAACGAAGACGTTCCTTGAACGGTTCCCTGTGACCTTTGAGCAATCCTATCCTGTCCTGTCGACCGAGCAGAAGATTCTGGAAGGCGTTGCTATAGATCTTGGCGTAGAAGATCGTGACTTCTGTAAGCTGGTTGGTTGATTGGGCCGATATTATTAGAAAGACTTTCTACGATGGTGGTATTGAAGAAATCATCAGTACTCGCCGCCTGGTTCACATCATTCGTGCTATAGGATCTTTGGTAACAAGGCAAAGGCAATTGATGTTTGCACCGCTCGCTTTGATGATGAAACCAAACAGTCTTTCTTGGAACTCTACGATAAAGTGGATGCTGACTTCCAAATGCCTTCTACTGGTCCTGAACTGACTGTAGAATATGTTGACCAACCCGCTCCATTCTGATATAATTGGGGAAGGTAAAAATGCGCCTTCCCTTTTATTATGGACGAATATCCTTACTCAGAAAATGATTTTAAATCGAATAGTTCTCATCTACCAAACCAAGACTTTTGGGAAGAAGACGGTGTTAGTTGACCTGGCAATCCAAATTCTTCTCCAGATATGCTTGTTATTGGATCTCGCCTGCCTGCGGTGACGGTGATAATCATTTAACTTTGGACACCAATCTTTTTCAGTTTAATTTATCTGATAATAAAGATGGTACACTTAATTTGACAAAAACTCCTGTTATGAAAGAAATCAAAAACAATCTTTGGAAATATAATGAAGATAAAATTCTCAAAGACGTTGAGGATTATGTTGTGAGTACGTATCATGGACACTATTGTGGTGATGAAGAAGGATACGATGATATTCAAACTATTGATTTAATGGCAGCTAAGAAACTCGCTGCACCATTCTGTCAAGCGAACATTCTTAAGTATGGTAGTCGTTATGGTGACAAGGATGGTCGTAACAAACGCGATCTTCTGAAAGTCATTCACTACGCAATGCTTCTACTTCACTTTGACGGGCACTATTCCCGTTAAAGATAATGGCCTTTCTGAATTCCGTTGATCATGAAACTTAAAGATACATCTATGAAACTCTCTGAAAAAACTCTTTCTTTCTCAAGAACTTCTCTGGTATCAACCAGTCCATTCTTTTCAAGAAAGGTAACAAACTTCGCACGATCTCTGTGATGAAGAACATTCTTGCAGAAGTGGAAGTTGAAGAGGAATTTGAACGCGACTTTGGCATTTACGATCTGAACCAGTTCCTGAATGCGATGTCTCTCTATCAAAACCCCCAACTCAAATTCGCTAACGATAGTTATGTGGGAATCAGTGAGGGTAATGCACGATCTAAGTATTTCTTTGCAGACCCTGCAGTGATCGTGACTCCTCCCGAGAAGTCCATCTCTCTTCCTTCTGAGGATGTCTGTTTTGAACTGAATACTCAACAACTGGATAAACTCCTCAAGGTCCTGCAGCGAGTTTATGGTGTTCCTGACCTTTCTGTGGTTGGTGAAGTGCGGGTGTTGTGAAACTGGTGGTTCGTGATAAGAAGAACGATACTTCCAATGAATACTCTCTGGTTGTGGGTGAGACCACTGGTACTTTTGTTCTGAACTTCAAGGTTGAGAACATCAAGATTCTTCCTGGTTCTTATGAGGTTGTGATCTCCAAGAAGCTCCTGTCTCGTTTCCAATCGGAAGATAAGAATCTTACATATTATATTGCACTGGAACCCGATTCCACCTATGATGAGTGAGGTAACTCACCTACATTATGAACATCTTTGTGACTTCTCCCTGGCCTGCATGAGAAGTGCTATCTGTCTTCCCGATAAACATGTTGTCAAGATGCCGTTGGAATGTTGTCAAATGCTTTCCATCGTTGCATCTGAGAAATGGGTCATAACTATTGGCCCTTTGTATAAAATTGATGGTACTCCCTACAGAACTGAAAAGGGTGCGTTTCGTAATCATCCCTGTACCAAATGGACTATGGATCAGCATCCACAATGCCTATTGGTTAATCAAGTGGGGAATGAACTTGTGCGATGAGTATCACTGTGCGGTATGGTAAAATGCATTCATGTTACAATCCTCTTGTACGGTGCTTATTATATTTTTCCCAAAGGAAAGATTACCGAAGTAACTCCATTTGCTCGTGCCATGCATGAAGAATGGAAGTATGATGATACGATTGACACCTTTACTGCATACAAAAGATATATCGCATCCAAACCTTGGGTAAAAGATAATTATCTTCGTATGCCTCAACGAAAACCTGAATGGATCTAAATTATGAGTAAGACTGACAGATTAATTCATCCAGAATATCCAACTCTCAGCTGGTTGCGAATCATAGGTAACACCTTTTTTATTTTTGGTTATGCGGTGATTCTTTTCAATAGTGTGCAATATGGAATCTATTTTCGTTTGTTTGGTAATCTTTTATCATTTCCATATTTTTACAAAGTGAGAATGTGGGATATGATGACTATCAGATCTTTCTTTGCTATTCTTGAATTGATCAAACTTATTCAATTATTATTTTTTGATTATGTCTCGTGATGAATTTCTGTGGGTAGAAAAATATCGCCCACGCAAAATTGAAGATTGCATTCTTCCAGATGCAAATAAAAAAACCTTTATGGAGTTTTTAAATAACAAAGAAATTCCAAACCTGATGCTTGCCTGGCCCTGCCAGCTGCGGAAAAACTACAGTCGCAAAAGCTTTATGTGAAGAACTGGGAGTAGATTATTATGTCATCAATGGATCTGACGAAGGACGATTTCTGGACACGGTACGGAACCAGGCAAAAAACTTTGCGGCGACCGTATCACTTTCTGCAACTGACGCAAAACACAAAGTCATCATCATTGATGAGACTGACAACACAACCCACGATGTTCAACTCCTTCTACGGGCTAATATTGAGGCGTTTTATAACAACTGTAGATTTATCTTCACCTGCAACTACAAGAACAAGATCATCGAACCCCTCCACTCCCGTTGTGCAGTGGTTGAGTTCAGTATCAAAGGGAAAGAAAAAGCCCAGTTGGCAGGATCCTTCTTCAAGCGTATACAGAACATCTTGGATGAAGAGCGTGTACAATACGATCCTAAAGTCCTTGCAGAACTCATCAACAAATACTTCCCAGATTGGCACGAGTCCTGAATGAGTGTCAACGATACTCTGCGGGTGGGAAGATTGACTCTGCAATTCTTGCTGAATTCTCTGATGTAAATGTCAATGAACTTGTTAAACATCTCAAAACTAAAAACTTTACTGAAGTCCGAAAGTGGGTGGTCGCCAACTTGGACAACGATGTTAGTAGTCTACTTCGCAGGGTTTATGACGCCTCTTATGATTGACTTTCACCCCAATCTATTCCTGCTGCCGTTCTTATTATTGCTAAGTATCAATACCAATGTGCTTTCGTGGCTGACCAGGAAGTAAATATTCTTGCGGCATTAACTGAAATTATGGTGGAGTGTGAATTCAAATGATTAATGTAAAACTATTTCGTATTTCTACTGGTGAAGAGGTAGTTGCAGAACTTGTCTCTGAAACGGATACTTCTGTCGTTATGAAAAATGGTCTTGTAGTTCTTCCTACACCTCAAGGTGGTGTTGGATTTGCTCCATGGACTCCTGTAATTGATAAAGATAATCCTGAAGTTGAAGTTTCTAAAAACTTTGTAGTCTATATTGCGGAAGTTGATCCTCAAATCAAAAAGAAGTATAATGAAGTTTATGGGAGTAAACTCGTAACTCCTGATGAAAAGAAACTGATTCTTTGATATGCAACTAGAACTTGATGATGCGATTTACGCAGCGGACAAATTCATTGATTATTTCTCTAATATGGGGAGGATTGATGAATATCTGCGTAATGTGAAACTGGATAGAATGAGTCAAATGCCCTCATCTATTTTAGGTTTGGATCCAGAAGATGATATGTTTGATGCATTTGATATGCATCCACAGGATATGAATTTTAAGATTTATCCTGCAGGAGAGAAGGGTGGATTTACAAATGAATACTTTAATGAAAGACTGCAGATTACGACTTCTCACGCAATTGAAGATAGTATTCCTGGTAAGTCTTTGAAGTGGATTATACAAGAAACAAACACACAGAAAATTGTGGGATTTTGTAGGTTTGGATCGCCTATGATTAACTCCAAACCACGTAATGATTGGCTCGGTCAAACACCTTTGTTGTCTAGGTTTAATCGTCATGTGATTATGGGATTTATTATTGTTCCCACACAACCTTTTGGATTTAATTATCTTGGAGGTAAACTTCTCGCACTTTTGTGTTGTTCTCACACCAGCTACGTGGGATATTAAATAAGAAGTATGGATCAGATATTTGTTCCTTTGAGACTACCTCTCTTTATGGTTCTACTAAAGCTTCTCATATCAGTATGATGGTTTAAAACCTTATATGAGATATAAAGGTTTAACTCAAAGTGATTTTACTCCTACTGCTCCACGATGATATCTTCCAGGAGTTAAACAAATGGTTTATTCAGAGAAACAACGATCAGAGTCTGGTAAAGGAGGACGCATCGAGTCGAAAACTCAAAACTCAACAAAAGATGATCTCAATCATCAAACAAGCTGACCTTCTCAAAAGGTTGTGGAGTTCCAGAATGCGATTGCAAATGCAAAAAATCTGACTGAACAGAAGAGATTCTATATTTCTGATTATGGTTTTGAAAATGCTCGTGAAGTTATTCTCGGACAAGATGAAGTTTTGCTCCTGGCTCGAAACTGATGATAAGTTTCATTTTGATAACCTTGTAACTTGGTGGAAGAAGAGCTTCCAATCGTTATGAAACTCTAAAGTCTGAAGGTCGTCTTCGTACTGAACTTGAGACTTGGAACAGGAACCCAGATTCTATTGATATTATCCGATGAGTTACGAACTAAAAGACTATCTCAACTCCATCAACTTCACCAAAGACTATTTGATGAATGGTGAAGATCCCCAGTGGGAAAAGAAGTATTCCTGCATTTGTAGTCAACAAATGTATGTCAGGTCACATTGATACAATCATGTTTGCAAATGAGATGAACATGAATCATGGACTTCCCACTAAACTCCAATATGATTTTTTACTAAATAGTGTCAGGAAACGGAAAAGATTTTCTCCGCGGCTTAAAAAAGAGAAGATTCAAGACCTTGATGCAGTCTAAATCGTACTATGGTTATAGTAATGAAAAGGCCAACAGGTACTGAAAATTCTGACAAAAGACCAAATTAACTATATTAAATCAAAACTTGATGTTGGAGGCAAAAGATGAAGCGACTTCTGGTTTAACCTGAAGCCAATTGGTCGTAAGTCAAATGGTGGAAGTGGTTCTGAATGAACCAGACGATGTCCTGAAAAGTCCGTGAGTAACGCTCGACTCGTATTGGTGTTGCCTCACGCAAAGAAAAGAAAATTTATCAGTCCTGTCATATTCTTCACAAACAGGGAAGATATTACATCGTTCACTTTAAAGAGTTGTTTGCTCTTGACTGGTAAACATGCAAATTTAACGGTGAATGATGTTCAGAGACGCAATCGAATCATCAATCTACTTTCTGATTGGGGTTTGGTTACAATTGTAAAACCAGATTCTGTTACTGATGTAGCTTCCTCTTAATCAAATCAAAGTCCTTGCTTATAAGGACAAAGGTGATTGGATTCTTGAGAGTAAGTATAATATTGGTAAGAAAAAAGAGTAGAAACCGAATGATTTTGTAGGGAGTTCAACACTCCCTTTTTTTATGATTTCCAATATATAATAGTGATGGGTTTGGTCATTGACTGCCCATACGCAAAGCGGAGTCCTCGGATCCGTAATTCAACCTAACAGACGCTTAAGGAGGTCTATCATGTTACTCGCTAAGTACAACACGATGCTAACATTGACAAATTTCTAAATGATATTGAAAAATATAGTATTGGTATGGATGAATGGTTTCACCGTTTGGGAACGGTTCACGAAACATCTTCAAACTATCCACCATACAATTTGATTAAGGAGAGTGAGACGGAGTTCCGTTTAGAGATCGCTCTTGCAGGATACAAAAGAAGATATCGAAGTTTTCACCGAATGGAATAAACTCTTCGTTGAAGTGAAGAAGCGGAAACTTTCTGATCTAGGGGAATATCTTCACAATGGTCTTGCAAAGAGGGCATTCACGAGAACCTGGACACTTTCTGACGATGTTAAAGTCTCTGATGTCAAGTTTGAAGATGGACTTCTCCATGTCAAACTAAATAGGATTATTCCTGAATCATCAGAAACGAAAGGTGTATGAAATCCTTTAAGCAGTTCTTAGAACAAGTCGGAAGTATTAAACAGATTTCTTACCCTGCTGCCGTTAACCAGCATAAAATCTACAATCCGTTGACTGGAAAATCAAAGATCAGTTCCTGCAGGTAAAGCTATGCCTAAGAATCCAGGCGGGGGTGGGAGTGGAAATTCCGCAGACGGTGATGGCACTAAATATAATTGAATATCGTCGGCGCTACGGGGTCCAACTGGCAAAATCCAGTTGACACCCCTTTCTTTGTGGTATCGTAATAGGAGGTATGGAGTAATTATGGCTGTTAAATTAGCCCTTTTAAAATCTGGAGAACAATGTAATTGCTGATATTAAAGAGATTGGTTGATCATAGACGACAAAGTAATGTCTTTGGTCTTTACTAATCCAATATGTTATAACGTTTACTTGACTCCAGAAATCTTGTTTGAACCAAGTGTCGAACAAGATGATACTGAACATAAAGTTGTCGTTTTCTCCATGGATCGGATTGTCCTATCTGCGGATAAGGTTAGTTGAAGTGGATCCTGATTGGGTCGTATCGTGTTGTGGAATCCACATGAATGGATTAAATCTTCTTAGAAGAAAAAGATGCATGACTGCAAGCATCTAAAACTGAATAAGTCAGTTGCAGATATTTCGGCTAATGTTCCTACAGTAGATGCCGAAGAAGAAGAGGATACAGTGACATTAATTGAAACTTTGAAGTTCTCACGGAAGAAACAAGATGGATGATGTACAGAGTTATTGTTCTTGTAAATGGAACTACAATTGATTTCAAGAATTTCCGCAATTGGATCTGAACTTGGAGAACCAGATTGTAAATTGATAATCCAATGGAGATCGTTAAAGATCTGGTTGGCAATCCATCTTTGCGAGACTGGTTATCTCATTTGACTGATGCAACTGATGCAATTATGATATCCTCTGTATAAGATCTTGACTTTGGTGGATCCCAAAGAAACAACTACTTAATGATTATTTGACACATATTCAATGAAATTTTATACGAATGTTCTTCTTCTTGGTAATAACATCCTTGTGCGAGGATTTGAAAATGGAAAACATTTTACGGTAAAAGGAAGAGTTTTATCCCACATTCTACGTTCCTTCAAAAAAAGAGAGTAACTATAAAACTTTGGATGGTCGGAAGTGTAGAACCAATTCGTCCTGGTACAATTAAAGACTGTAGAGATTTTCTTGAGAAGTATTCGGATGTGGACGGATTCCGCGTATATGGAAACGATAGATTCATTTATCAGTATATTGCGGAGAAATATCCAGAGGATGAGATTAAGTTTGATATTAATAAGATCAAACTGGTTACAATTGACATTGAGGTTGCTGCGAATCTGGATTCCCTGATGTCTTCAATTGTGCAGAAGAACTTCTTCTGGTTACAGTTCAGGACTATAATACTAAACAGATTACTACATTTGGTTCTCGTCCTGCAAAGGTCACTCAGGAGAATGTGAACTATATCTATTGTAAAGATGAGTATGCACTCATCAATTCCTTCATGGATTGGTGGCAGAACAACACTCCAGAAGTTATCACTGGTTGGAATTGCGAACTTTACGACATTCCTTATCTTGTCGGTCGTATTTCACGATTGATGGGGGAGAAGATTGCAAAGAAATTTTCTCCATGGAATATTGTCCGTGTTAATGAAGTTACCATCTCTGGTCGTAAACAACTTAGTGTTGATATTGCGGGTGTTTCCATCATTGACTATTTGGATCTCTACAAGAAGTCTCCTGCAACTCCAAATCAAGAAAGCTGCCGACTGGATCATATTGCTTTCATTGGAGTTGAATCAGAATAAGTTGGATCACTTCGGAGTATGATACTTTCCGTGACTTCTATTCCAATAAGCTGGCAAAAGTTTGTAGAGTACAACATCGTTGATGTGGAGTTGGTAGACCGACTTGAGGATAAACTTAAGTTGATTGACCTTTGTTTCAACTCGGGCATTTGACGCAAAGGTGAACTTCAATGACGTCCGCTTATTCAAGTAAGAACTTGGGACGCAATCATCTACAACTATCTTCTTAAGAAAAGATTGTGATTCCTCAAAAGGAACGCAATACTAAGAGTGAGAAGTATGCAGGTGCATATGTTAAAGAACCTATTCCTGGAATGTATGACTGTGTTGTGAACTTTGACTTGAACTCGCTATATCCCCACCTGATTATGCAATACGCAATTTCACGAGAAACACTTGTTGAGTAGGAGCGAGGTTGAATAGTCCACCGAGAATTGGAGAAGACGTTGTAGAAGTATTCGCACTATATAAATAATAATGTGTGGATACAATAAATAAACTGAATCAAAGTTTAACATAACTGAAGAGCAGCTATCTCGACTGTATGTTTATCGAATACAAAGAGATAACGAAAGATTTTATGTTGCAATGGGAAGGTTATTGAGTGCTTGGATCTCACTCATAAAACAACAAGTTCGTATATGCCCTAATTTGCAAATTACCCAATCTTTTTATGGTAAAATAAAATCTATTTTTTTGTCTGGGAGAGAAGTCCATTTGTTGTGAAAATTTGTGAGTCAAACTGAGTGTTTTGGAGTTGGTAGAAAAACTTATTGAGTAATATAAGTGAATAAGTGGAAGCGTCGGTTTTGTCTCTACATTCATCTGCTCAAAAATCTAAGATGTTTGAGGTGAGGAGTCATAAGAGAGCAGATCTTAAATCCTGTGATGCAAATGCTCAGTAGAAGGTATAGAGAGACTATGAGGAAAGATAGAACTTATATGATTGAAAGTGCAGGATCTACAGAAAATAAATGATATATTATTGTGAAGCAAAACGACTAACAGAAGAGACTAACGTTCTGCACGAAGTAGATCACATTATTCCAATTGCTAAAGGTGGAAAGCGTCGACGAAGACAACGATTGCAAAGTATTGCGATGAGTCAAAACCGCAAGAAACATACTAAAATTGTGGATGTCATAAGACGATGTTAAATGATTCTTTGTTTATGTCTAGTAAAGACAATTGTGGAAACTCCGAAAGATTTGTATGCTAAATTGAGTATTGAATTTAGATTTCAATCTGATCCTGTAGTAGTAAAGAAACTGTCAAATGTTATTTCTTTCTTGTTCAATAGAAGATGATGGATTGTCCAAAAATCTGGGAAGGTAATGTGTTTATGAATTCTGCTCCTTATGGGAGAGAGATAGTAAATTGGATTGAAAATGCAAAAGAAGAATCTGATAAAGGTGCTACTGTTGTTTGTCTAGTTCCACAGAACTGATACAAAATGGTGGCATACTTATTGTATGAAATCCGCAGAAATAAGGTTATTGACAAGAAGATTAACATTCTGAGGGTGCTAATAACAGAGCAACACTTTCCTGCTGCTATTGTTGTGTTTAGGCAGGGAGAAAATATCCCAATACTGAAGGCACAATTAATATAAAAATATATGAGGTATTGATATGTGGAAAGATATTCGTCAAATGTCTCCTGAAGAAATTAAAGAGGAACTGGAAGCACTTAAAGAAAGTAGAGAGAACTTTCTTGTGAATGTTAATACTGATAAAATTCTTAAAAAAACAATTTGATTTTGAAATTTTAAAAAAACTTAATTTTACTATGACTCCAAATGGTTGCGATCTATCGTAGAGTAAAGGGGTTCCTTCCAGAACTCGATGGAAAAGATGTACAATGAATCGAGTCATCTTCAAAAAGAAGATGATTGCAGCTAAGAAGACTTATGAGAAAACTCAAGACTAAAGAACTTAGAGAAAGAAATTTCTCGCTGCAACAATATTCAGAATGGCGAAAAAGATTGCACTTAACTCTGCTTATGGTGCCATTGGTAATGAATATTTCCGTTACTATAAACTTAGCAAATGCGGAGGCGATTACTCTATCTGGACAAGTTCCTGATTCAGTTGGATTGAGAAGAAGATGAACTCCTACATGAATAAAATTCTCAAAACGGAGGATGTAGATTATGTTATTGCTATCGGATACTGATTCCATTTATCTTAATATGGGTCCCTTTTGTTGACGCTGTATTCAAAGGAAGAGAGAAAACTACTGAATGAAGTTGTCAATGTTCCTTGATAAGATCTGTTCAGGTGGAATTTGAAAAGTATATTGAAGGTTGCTTACCAAGAACTGGCCGAGTACTGTGAATGCTTACGATCAGAAGATGCACATGAAGCGTGAAAACATTGCTGAACGTGGAATCTGGACTGGTAAAAAACGATATATTCTTCGATGTGTGGGATAGTGAGGGTGTTCGTTATGAAGAAACCTAAACTAAAGATGATGGGTATTGAGGCAGTTAAATCTTCTACTCCAGCACCTTGTCGCAAGATGATTAAAGATGCAATTGACCTCATCATGACCAAAGGTGAGGATGATGTAATTGAGTTTCATTGAAAACTCTCGCAAAGAGTTTAGATCATTGACTCCAGAACAAATTGCATTCCCTCGCAGTGTTTCTGAGATTAATAAGTGGGTCTCTAGGACTCCAGATGTATAACAAGGGTGTTCCCTTCCATGTTCGGGGCGCAATTCTTTACAATCACTATACAAAGAAGCTGGACCTGGATAAAAAATATCCTGCAATTCAGAGTGGAGAAAAGATCAAGTTTTTCTATCTGAAAGTTCCCAACCCCGATTCAGGAAAATGTGATGGCATTCATTCAGGATTTCCCCAGAGAACTTGGATTGGATAAGTATATTGATTATGACACTCAGTTCAACAAGCGTCATTTGTAGAACCAATGAAAGTCATTCCTGATTCTATTGGATGGTGGACTGTGGAAAAGATCTGCTAGTTTAAAGAGTTTCTTTTTCATGAGTAAATATGTAAGTGGTTTCGGGCTCAAAGCCTGGAGAATTGTCTCCAGTTAGAGAACAGGAAGTTGTTTGCAAGACTGCCTCCACTGCATATTGGTTTGCAAATGAACTCGAATGAAGGAGGTATAATTGGGTTATATGCACAGAGTCTAAAAAGCTGGAGGAATGAATGGATCTGCCTATTAATGAATGAAGAACTGAAGATGATTATTAGTGCCTCTGACTACGGGTGGAAATACCGTGTGCTTTATCAAAAACTAATGGTTAGGGAACTTAAAGATCAGGGTTTGCCCTATAAAAAATACTTCTGAGCAGCATGAACTGAACCAAGGTTAAAAG